TCAGCCGATCATCTTGCTGACTGCGTTGGTCGCGTCTGATCGCTGGGAAGGCATCGCATGCGCGTATGTCTGAAGCGTCGTGGCCGTGTTTCCGTGCCCCAGCGTTGCCGAAATGACGGTTATCGGAACACCACTGCTGATTGCGAGCGTCGCGAACGTGTGTCTGACATGATGAAAACCACGGTGCTGGACCCCTGCCTTACTGAGAATGTTGGTCCATATCTTTTGAAAGTTGATATAGCCAACAGAGGCGCCATTCCTCCCCAGGAATACATATTCACTGCCCGCATGCCCTGACTTCACGAGTTGCTTCCGCTGCTCAATCAGTGCGGTCACAGTGGCATCAGATATGTCTACCGTTCTTATGCTGCTTTTTGTCTTTGGTGGTATGATCTTTTTTTTGCCACCGGCATTCGAGAGCTGTTGTTTTACGTGAATTTTTGCGTTGTCCAGATCCACGTTTTCCCAGAACAGCCCAAACACTTCACCTGGTCTCATTCCAGTGGTCAAAGCGACAAACACGAGATTGTAGAACCGATGCCCCTTCAAATACTTCAACAACGCCTGCACTTCTTCAACTGTGAAAGGGTTGGCTTTCGCGTAGGAGTGCTTCGGCTTTCGGATCGGCCCGCATGGGTTTTCCCGTATCATTCGAAAAGCATAAGCGCGAACCATTGCAGAATTCAGGTACTCGTAAGCCATTTGAACAGAACGACCACCTACGCCATTGTCCCTCAGCCTGTCAATCATATTCTGCACATCCATTGGCGACAGTTTCACGAGGTGCTTTCTGCCGATCAAGGGTATGACATGATTCTGCATAATGTTTGTTGCGGATAAAAACATATTCTCAGAGTTCTCCCGTTGAACGTTTTCAAGCCACGACTTGAGATACTTGCCAACGGTTTCAGTTCCAGATGAAACAAACCCACTTTCGACTTCCTCGTGCAATTTCCGTAAGTTGGAGTTTGCATCAGACCGGTTTCTTGAAGTCTTAGTTTTGCGTTTCCGCTTCCCGTCTTGATAGTAAGTGACCTGGGCAACCCATTTGCCGGTTTTCGCATTCTTAAAAACCGTTCCTTCACCGTTGCTCCGCTTCATCTTCTTTTATCTTTCCGATATGAGATAAGAAGTCTGATACGTAGATGTAGCTGTTCTTAGGCTCAACACCTATGTATGGAATCCTGTATTTTCGGATCCAGTCGCAAATCGTTTTTTCTGGGCGCTTCCACATATGCGACCAAAAATCGATGCCGTAAAGACCCGTTTCTGGCATTTGCCATCCTGGTACGCAATTCAAGTGCTCGCTATTTTGGTACGTATTATCAATTCCACTTGATTTTTGGGACGTACTTTCCCTAGAATCATTGCTAGGCATGATTTTGAACTCCGTTTCGATAGCTGGAGTAATTCATATTTGCCCTAAATTGCCCTCAGGGAGTTGCACCTTCCTGGGGGTTTATTTTTTGGGCTGTCTGAAACAATTTGTCGCGTTGCTTTCTCAATCGCTCATAATTGCCCCCTTCAAACAGAAAAGGCCCACACGACGTGTGTATGGCACGTCAGTGCAGGCCTTTTCCACATGCGACAACAGTCGCTTTGCTCCATTTGTATTCATATTAAAGTCTCCATACACGACTTTATGTACTGCACCAATGTAGTACATGTGGCAGTACATTTTCAAGGTCAAATTGTGCATTTTGGAAAAACCGTTTATCCTCTTTTTATGAATGCAAAACGCAAATTGAAAAGAAGCCAAGACGCCACTGTTACATTTCGACTCAAATCCAAGGAGAAAGAGCGATTTGAAAAGGCAGTAGAGGCAGAAGACAAATATAACGCCGAAGTGTTGCGCGAGCTTATGCGCGAATATGCTGATAAAATTCTTGGACGTGAAGAACATTAGTAAATCTCTCATACTTCTCAATTGCGACTTTGTTAAATCCCTAGCATAAATTCTGTTGAAGTCGTCGAACCGGTCAATACCTACTTTATCTACTGGTATTTCGCGATTACTCACAGAATTAATCGATATTCAGTTGCTCTGCCACCACCCCAAGGTACAAGTCCACTAATTGAACTTGATCATTTCACAGTTCCCCTGAATGGCATCAACAGCGGGTGACGATCCACGATATGAAACCGGCCTCCGATCTCTTCAATTAAGTGATGGCGTTCCAGGATCATCAACGACACCCGTGTTCGTCGCGGATTTGAGTTGAAGTAGAGGCAGGTGTTCTCAAGCGTGGGCCAGTGCTGACAGTCCGCATGAAAGAGCCTGATGTAATCGAACAGCAAAAACTGTCGGTGACTGATTCGACGAAATAGATAGTTCATTGGATACCTCTGCGCGCACGGCGAAACAGTTAATCGTCCCTGGAATGAGAACCCGGATTCACTACGGGCAAAAGAAAACGCGGATTAAAAATCAATCGCGACCACCTTCAGCGGGTCGCACGCGGCTGGCACCGGCCAGACATGGGAGTAGGCTTGTGTACAACAGGATATCAAAAAAAGGAGTGAGTGCAAGTGATCAATTATTAAAAACCGAACGTGTTCAGCTAAATATATTTGTTGTTTATTTGATTAAATCGACACTTAAAATGAACTTGTTTACACTTCACACGTTACTTTATTCGAACAATAAACCAATAGACATTCCGGAGGTGTATTTATGGAAAACCAAGAGAAAGAGGCCCTGAAAGAAGATGAGTTACTCCAGTCAATAGATGATGAGATACTTCAGTCAATAAGAGGCTATCATCAAGCAACATATGAATACTTTAGGCACCTCTCGTCGTTATCGACTTTGGCAATTATTATTATAGCAGCATTTATGGAAAAGGTATTTGTAAACCCAGTTGGAAAAACTAATATAGCAATTGCCATATTTTGTTTTCTGTTAACTATAATATCATCAGTAATAGCCTACACCATTCATCTTTCTTTATATCCGATAATCGAAAGAAAAAAGTTTGAACTTGGAGACAAGCTCGGATATGGAATGGGGTTGTTTTTTTCTTGGGCTGGCTTTCTTTTTGGAATGATATTCGTAACCGTTTTTTTGATTCAAAATATTCTAAATTGAATTCACTCCATAACCCCCCGATACTTCGGCACCGCCACCCGCTCATACTTGCAATTGCTTTCAGCCCGCTTGATGTTGTCTGATAGGTCGTGACCACCGCCCAGGATAATCACAACAACGCCGTCAGCCTTCATCAGGTTTTTGACAATCGCATCCTCACGGGCTTCGTCGGCTTTCTTGTCGATCACCACAGAGCCATCGGCCTGCACTGGGTTTGCCGCTTCCATCGCTTTTGAGTCTTCCGCTGGCAAGAGCGTTTTCAGCTCACCGGTCATGACCAGCCTGGCAGCCGCGCCGGCTTCCAGCAGGTTCAGATGGTGCTGTGCCTTAACCAGTCGGTCAATCGGATCGTCTGAGGGCTGCCGTGTCGCCTCGTAGTTCTTCATCGTGTTGATGAACTTCAGCGCCCCCTTGTGATTCTTCTCGGTCAGGCCTTCGACGTAGACGGCATTCAGGTCATGTTTCTTGATCAGCCTCCGGAGCAGCTCAGCCTGCTCTTTTTGAATCGCTTTCACATCGTCAAGGAATGACAGATATTCCTTATCAATCTGATCGTCGGATTGGGACTTCCCAATTTCGGTTCGCAGGTCGGCAGCGAAATCATCACGCGAAACGTAGTGCCAATTCAAAATATGAATGATTTTGGTAGGCTCGGCGTGTGTTTGGAGTGGGAGCAACAGAAAGATCAGCGGGAAAAGTCGGCTCATGATTCCTCCGATTTTACCTTGAAAACCATCGCAAATATGAATGTGTGAAAACAGCTATTGACAGAAATCCCATTAAGTGGATAATAGGCTGCATTACATACACTCCAGTTTAGACAAGGCATATAAATGTTACCGAATCTTACTCATTTACAATTCTTCGTCTTATCTGTACTTTTGGATGGCCAAAAATCGGGTCGCGAAGTTCGCGACTTACTGGCAACAAAACATGGCCAAAAAAAAACACTTGCAGCATTCTACCAGCTCATGTCTCGATTGGAAGAATCTGGAATGGTTAAGGGATGGTATGAGTCAAAGCATGTTGAGGGAGTGACCATAAAAGAGCGCCGGTATGAGATTCTTGGTTCTGGAATCAAGGCAGTCGAAGTTCAAGAATCATTTTATAGTAATGTGAGCTCGGAGTTGAACTTTGGAGGTGCCACCTAGATGAATACCGACGGATCGACTATCTATCAAACGATAAGAAACCACTTCCTACCGGATGGAAGCGCTATTTATGGTGGTTTTTATATCTATTGTTTTTTTTATCTTTGTTCATGTTGGTATTCATCCTCGATACCAAAAATCGAATCGCTGGGGATTTGGGCAGGCCAGTGCGTCGGAATGCATTACTCGTATAACATACTAGACAAGTATGAATGCAACAACAAAGCATACTATGTGCCAAAAAAGAAGCAGTTTGAATGTGTAGTGCAGCTTTTTAAGGCGATTTTCAACATAAATAACTTTTTATGGCTGATGATCACCTTTTCTGTATTAAGCATCTTTGCTGAGGCAAATTCGATCAGCTCCTTACCGTTTATCATTGGTAGCTTTTTTAAACGATGCTTGTTACTGGCTTGCAGCCTTGTTGTTATTATGTTGTGCCGGTCTTTTTATATTGAGTATAAAGATAACTCCAAAGAAGTTGATTCAGATGACCCCATCGTCTTTGGCTGGCCTTACTTCTGGGATCTCCTGAAATACAGTTTGCCCAAAAGAATCAGAGAGAAACTTTATACTCCTGCACATCTCGATCTACTCAACGACTATAATGAATCAAGGGTCTATCGAAAAAAGTATGAGAGAATATATTTGAATTTCTGCTTTGGTCTAAATACATTATGGCTGTATTTAGACTGCGTATGGCGATTAGTTGTCGAAAAATCTTATGGCCTTGTCCTGTTTCTGCTTCCTGAAGAAGTTCGAGAGTGGTGGTCACGTCTGAATCTCTGATTTTCAGTCGTACACAATCACTCCCGTTGAAACCTCAGTAGCTCGCCCCGCTGGGCTGCCTCGATTCTCCGGGCAGCAATCTCGCAATATTCCTCGGACGCTTCAAAACCGATAGCTCCCCGGCCTTCTAATACCGATGCAACCAGCGTCGTTCCCGATCCACAGAACGGGTCGAATGCCAGCCCGCCAGCGGGAACGCATTGCACCAGGCGTTGCATCAACGGCGTGGGCTTGCCGGTCATATGATGTTTATCAACCTGTTTCACGCCGATTGAATACGAACCTGGAAACGGTCCCCGGTCTTTCAGTTTCGGCACTTTGCCCTTCGAGCCCCACGGGATGTATTCGCACTGATGGCGGAAGTAACCTTTGTGGGGAGCGCGAGCGCCGCCGCCCTTGTCCCAGCTGATCAGACCTTTGTAACAAAATCCGCCCGCCTGCAGCGCATCAATCACCGTCGCCAGTTGTCGCCAGTCGGTGAAGACCAGGCCATAGGCAGCATCTTTGCACGCCCTGAGTGCCTGGCCGATCCACAACGAGCACCAATACTTGAACGAGCGTTGGTCCCGGAAGTCACCGCCGAAGGACGGACGCCCGAGCGTGTTGCTGTTGTGGCAATATTTATCAGTCGGGTCGGCACCGACAGCACTGCCCGCAGCCCCGGAGCAATACGGCGGATCTGTGATCAGTGCATCAATCACGTTAGCTGGTAGCTTACTGCTCAGCTCCAGCGTGTCACCGTTATAAATGGCAATACCGTTCGATTCATAATACGGTTTGCCCAAACTCAACTTAACCGATTCAAGTTGACGATACTTCCCAAGTGTTAATCCATTTCCTGTAATCACAACAATCCTTTTGCAGAAACACTGCGTGTTGTGACCTCGCATACAGGTCGCTTCCGTAGTTAGAGAACGTCGGTTGTTCGCGCAACCGGCGTTCTCGCTTTTCAAATCCAAAAGTCAGAATCAAAACGCTGGCTGACCAGCGCCCGCAATTCTGCAGTCCACTCAATCTGTTGTTTCACCCGCTCGTATTCTGGGCTATACCCGGAGACATTCAAACGGGGTATCTCGGGCACTGGTTGCCCCACAAACGGCAGCTTCAATACCTCCCGGTCTAATTCATTAACTCGCAAAACATAGGCAGCGTGACGCGTGTATTCGGCCTGCCTGGGCATCCACTCCAGGTGCGTTCGCGTGAATTGGTCGAACGTCTCTGTCACGCCCAACTGCAGACAGTAATACAGATAAAATGACTCCCACCGTGCAAACGGTTCCCGAACACACGTAATAATTTCATAGCCCTGACATTCAGCAGGCAGCATGTATCGGTGTCGTTCGATCACATCCCCGTCCGGGCAGCGTTCGTCCGGCTTCGCATAGTCGGCAAACCCGTAGTGCTCGGTCAGCCAGTGGCTCAAGGCCATGCCTGCGCACTTCGGTGCGTGCATGAAAACCATTTTCAGGCTGTGGTTGACCAGCATTTCAGCAACCCTTTCAAAGTCTTCAAGAATCCACGTTTTTCAACTGTCACCTGTTTGGGCTTCAGGGCATCCCTGATCACCGATTCGTAAGCCAAGACCATTCTGGCTGGTGAGAACTGATTCCAGGCCAGACGCCGCGCCCGTTCAATCACTGGCCCGCTGTCGGAAACTGCTGCCTGCACCGCATGCCTCAACCACCATTCCGAAGGATTGCTTGGAATGCCATACGTCAGCTGACCGTGTTTGCGCTCCAATTCGGGAATCATGCCCACCGGAGTTGAAACCACCGGACAGCCCGCAAGCCAGCCTTCCGCCGCCACCAACGGTCCGCCCTCATTGGGGGCTGCTGTCACCACACAATCCAGGGCAGACAGAACCGTTCCCACGTCTTCAACGCGTGGCAGAAACGTGACCCGGTCACCGCACAGCTGTTTCACTTCAGGAATGATCTTTTCACTTTGCCAGCCCTCGCCCACATAAACGGCATGATAGCTTGCCCCCAGTACAGAAACCGCTTTTGCAGTTGCCAGCGGGTTTTTGTCGTAAGCCAGTCGACCAATATAACCAATGGCTTTGACATCCGGCCCGATGCCCCATGCACGCCGTACTTCGTCACGGTCTCGGGCTGGAGCACAACGGGAGAATTCAACGCCGTTATAAATGACCTTCACAGGCTGCTCTATCACGTCCAGGTAACACTTAGCAGCCGCCTCCGATACCGCCACCGGAATATGTGTTGAACCATGCGAGATACTGACGGCAAGGTTTTTGCGAGTCCATTCGCATTGACCGTGTGAAACAACCAGCATGGGTTTGGCATCCCAGTCGGCTGATTCAATTTCTGGGTTACTTTCCACGTATCCCCAGAGATTGACCACGTCAGAAGAATCAAGAACCGCCTGGCAGGCATTCGGCACGATGGTCACCAGTCCCTCAAAAATGGGATTCTCCGTTGTGCAATAAATCGGGCAGTGCTGCAGAACACGTTTGGCAGTTTCGATGTCGAACACATCAGCGTTTCCGATGGCAACACCCGACCATTCAAAACCGTGTTTCACCTGAGCGTTCATCATCGTCAGCAGCAGTCGCGTCACACCCCCCATCGCCAGGTTGGGCATGCAATACCCCAGACGAATTGTTTCACCCAGACCAGCAGCGGGCTTGGGTTCTGGTTTGGGAACGTTTCCCCAGCCCTCACAGGTCGACCGCTGGTTGATCACGCGCCGTACTTCGTCACCGTGTCGGGAGCAAAAATAATTTCGCCGCTGTGGACACCGCTGGCAGAGTTGCTGCTTTTCATTAGTCGTTATCATTCTATGTCCTGGTCTGTTCTTTTGACGTGTTTTACATCGATGTAAGGGGGAGCGAAGTAGTCTTCCAGATCGAAGCTCTCTCCCTCAGTGGTTGCGTCTCTCTCCGGTTTCAGCGGGTAAATTACGCCTGATTTTGGTGTGCCGTAGCCGTCGGGTATTACCGGTTCAACATCTGCTACTCGCAACGGTGGCAGGTCGTAAGGGATGATATTTTCAAAACGGTATGATTCGTTAAAGCCAATCGGACATGTGAAATCGTCAGGAGCCTTGTAGACTCCCGGCCATGTGCCGCTTCCAAGTGATGTATTACTAAGCGTGTTTAACAGGTCGACGATTGGCGGTGGTCCATCGCTGATCACATACGCTGTTTGTCCCAGGCCAGCAGCGTATGCGTCACGCTCTTCAATGGTCTCAAACTGAACGGTTTCGACGTGTACCGTATCGATAAAACTTGCAGTCTGGATAATATCCAGGCTGATTCTCCAGGCACCAGGCGTGGCCACATTACCATCCTCGATGATCGGTGAAAGAAAATGAATCAGTGCGTGGTGTTGTCTTTGGAATAATGTCCACGATGGCAGCAGCGGGGAGAAACCGCCAGGTACGTAAAACGGAATCGGGCCACCGTACGTGCCGACCAGTTCTTCGCGATCAACCTCATAATCGGCTGCCCAGTCGGGCCAGCCCTCAGGAGATGAAGAACTCCTGGGAACCGGGTACTGCAAATCGTTTTCCGCTTCAAAATTACAGTTGAGCAGGGAGCCGTCCGCCTTTTTGGGGATCTTCTGGTAAATCGAATAAAATGTAACTGGTGAAGTTCCAGAAGCATTTACTGCAAAAGGCGTTTCTCCAATTGATACGCCAGTCGTGAGGTAATCGTGATAGAGCCAGCTTTTGAAAGTTGGCACTGTCAATTCCCAGATCGTTTCTGAGTTCTGCAGTTTCGCGGCGCAACGGTGACAGTCAAACTGCCGACGTGGACACCGCTTCTGTATCAGCGACATGGCGCAATTTGAACCCACTATCTCTCCTTATAAATTCGGCGTTCCATCGCCATTGTAGTCTCGGCATTCGTTGAGGTCTGACACGTATCCGACGCCAGGAAACCAGTGCCCCGTGCCAATCGATCCCGCAGCAACTGCATCATTCACAGTGTTGTCGTCACCATCCCACTCTCCAATCAGGGGAATCGGATAATGGATTTTCTCAACGCGACGACTATCTCCCCAGAGAGTTTCACACACATGAACCTCGAAGATAGCTGCGGAAGGAATGTCAACCTCGAAGTTATCGAATGACATGCCAGACAGATCTCCCATGAACTCTATCAACCATCGTCCTGGGTAAACCGTAACAGCTACATTACCACTGCCGATGACAGGCAGCTTTTCAAGTGCAGTTACGATGTTTTCGCTGGTTGCGTTTTGGGCCAGCAGGGAGATCGGGTCTGTTTCGTCACCATTCAGAGCCAGTTTTATGTCTCCAGCTATATTGTCGCCAACAAATGTAACCAGCTGCTTATGGTTACCGTATGGCTCATAGTGAGTGACAGCTACAGGAATTGGTAAGTCACCATCGACTTTGACCGTAAACTCCTGGCCATTTCTTTCATCACCATCAAGGTCATAACTGCCTGTTGCATACTTTTTAATGATGTAGTTTGAATAAGGCTGGAGCGTGACATAACGGATCGGGGGGCGCACTCCTTCCGTTTTCAGATGCTTCTGATCAGGCAGCTTTTCAAAATTGCGTTTATACCAGGCTACCATCGATTCCAAAGTATTTTTGAAATCGGCAGTGACCTGGTAGTTACTGAAACGTTCCGTCATATAGCGAGTGTCCCGTTGATCGAAGTTCGGTCGCTATGGAATTGTCCGCCTGTACGTTCCACATCTTCCAGCCCCACATCCTGACCGATCCAGAGCTGCCCCCCACGTTGTGTGATTGTCTTCAGGTAAGCCGCCTCTTTCGGTCCTTTCGCAACGCCCACATTTCCCGAGAGTACCAGCAGGCTTGCGGTATTTGCTGAGTTTTCACCAATGATCTGAACAGCGTACTCTCCGTCTCTACCGCTGCCCGAATTCAGGACCTCAATGGTAGGGCTGGAATCCATCACATCGATGTTGATCAGCTGGGAATTGCTGTCGATGATGATTTCAGCTGCTGTCACTTTCAGGTGTCGATCACGATATTCGATATTTCCGTTTTCGTCCCGTCGCGGTAGCCCCATCTGGGTTGCCGTCGCTGTGTAGTGCAGCAGTGCCAGCGTCAAATCTGACTGATCAAGACCGTACAGAATGTCGTCACCATCGGGAACAAGAACAGAGTCTGCGTTCACCGGCTTTTCAAGGGTGTCCCAATTCCCGTCTGTGTTCCAGTCGTTAGGCCCGCTGCTCTCGGCAATCACCGTTTTTGTCAGAATCGTTTGCGTCGTCTGCACATCAACAGTGGGATCGCCGCCACCTTTGACGGTCTCTTCAGTGACTCCGAATATCACCACGATCGGGTCGATATCAAGCCCGGCTTTGGAGCCGGCAAATGTAATGACAACATCACTGCCAGGTAGAGCGCCGCCGCTGCAGGATACGTTGCCGGCACCGATGCCTGGCAGAGCTTCTAAAGCGGTTTCGATTTCTTCCGCTGTCGAATCGTAATCGAGCAGGTCCGTATCAACGCCGTCAAAACTCAGTGCGAATGTTCCGGAGCCCGGCCCGCCTGCAATGCTGAGCGTCTGGACTTCGCTGGTACCTCCTGCACCATTTAAGACTTTTGTAGTAAATTTATTTACTACTGTTGCATTACTGTCCATCACGACAGTCATTCCTGTGTCCTGATTAGCAAGGTCTCCGATGAATTCAATTAAAATTGCCTTGCTGTATGATTCATCCGACAGGGTAACCTGCACGTTGCCAGCACCTACTGTTGATAGCCCCTCCAGTGCAGTCACAATCTGTGCTGCGGTTGATGAAAAGTCGAGGTCGTCTGTAGATTCACCACCTACAGTCAGATAAAACGAACTCAACCCAGTTAACCAGTCGGATGACCAGCCAATTGTCCCTGGATTGGTCTTGCTGTATGTACCTCCTGCCAGTCCCGTGCTGTCTACGGTCACGGCCACAGTCCCGCCGTTTATTCCAATGCCCGTACTTAAATTGATTGAAACGTTATCCCCATCAGACAATTGCCCGCTTCCCGTTGTTCCGTTTGCGCTAACTGTACCTCTTACAGCAACACAATTGACATACCGTCCTGAACTGTAGCTGGCAAGCTCTGCTTCTATCAACTCCTGGAGTTCCGCAATAGTGACATCGTATGGGATATCGTCTAAGTCCATGATTGTTGTTGAGTCTACCACGATCAACACGTCAAAGGTTCCGCTGGAAACGCTGCCATTTCCAGTGAGTCTGAAATTTGTAGCAAGTGAGGATGAAGTACTTGAAACTATATCTGTCAACCAACGCTCGTTCACCCCGTTGCCACCTGGTGTCGTCTCGGCGATGGAAGCCGCCAACACACCAGTCAGGTTAGAGCCGTCAACCATAATCTGGTCAACGTCCGTACCTCGTAACGTTCCAACAAACTCAACCACCCAGGGACCTGATCCAGAGACAGAGACGTTGCCGGCACCAATCCCGAGGAGGGCTTCCAATTCTGATTCAATCGTTGCCGCCGATGCGTTGTAAGCTATCGGGTCGGTTGTCTGCCCGTCGAATGTCAGAGCGAATGTCCCACCGCTGCAGCTGGCCAGCGTGATTGTCTGTTGTTCGTTGGTCGCTTCCAGGAGAGTATCATCATAATCCAATAAGGAAACGTCTGTGTCTGCCAGATTGCCCTTGAACTCGATGGTCCACGGTCCGCCATCAACACCAGTCACATCGACGTCGCCAACTTCGATATTAGACAGCGCTTCCAGTTCGGTCTGGACCGTCGCTGCACTGGCATCATAGGCAATTGGGTCTGTGGTCTGTCCGTTGAATGTCAGGGTAAAGGTTCCGCCTGTAATCGTGCCTTGCATAGTCACAAGCTGTTTTTCGTTGGTTCCATCGCCAATCAGAATCGTAACGAAATAAGGCATGCCAGGCGTTTCAGATTCCAGCGTAAAACTACCATCGCCATTATCTGAGATATCAACCTGAGCAAATTCAGGCACTGTATCGGTAGTGGCTGCCCAGAGATTTACGAATGCTGCCGCAACATTCTTTCGAATCGGCCCAGACGGGAATTCATAAGTGATCGATTTACCACCAATCGTAGCCGTCATGATCTGACCACCTTCGATGTCGATGGGCAACGCGTATTTCTCAGACTGTGCCACAGCGGGAGCCCCGCCAACCCATACTTTCAACGTCATGCTCTCACCTATTTAAATGGTAGTTCTGAAAAATCTGTTTGGATGTCATCTGTGAACCGCAGCAGGTGCAGTCGGGATACATCAAACCGGCCTTTTCGGTCTGTCTTGAGTTCGATCAAAGCGCCGTCCTTGTCGAGGAATGCTTTATCTGTGACGTACTCTGCTGGATTCCCAGTGGTGATTCGCCTTTTCACCTTTTCGTAGACTTTGCTGTTCGAAATAGTGACATCAGCTGGGTCAATGCCTGGGGGAATGTAAGTTTGCCCGGTATCAATCGTGGCTATCTCATTGAAGCCCATGCTGTAACGGATATCGTCATGCGTGCGAGGGTCAAAGCGAATCCGAAAAGTCAGAGCGTAAAATTCGTACCCGTTTTCATAATCCAGATCAGGGGAACCAATCCCCTCGATTCTCAATGTTCGTTTATCAAATTCGCGGTCTCGAATTGTGATCGGATACTTATTGACAGTGCCATCATAATCCCACATCCAGTCGGGGTATTGTGCGACATTTTTTTTGACGGTGATGTCGAGAAAAGGAATACGACGATAGCCCACAACCAAGTCACCAGCTGTGTTCAAGCGGGGGTTTCCCTCACCATCAAAAAACGTCGGCACCTGCTCGGGAGAACTGACGATATCAATAACGGCCGCCCTGTTGAGGGGATTCGGTTCCCGGTCTTTATGCTGAATGTTCGTGGAATATTTGACGGTAACATCAAAGTCCGCTGTGTCATCAACCCGCCTAACGGTAACATGATTGCAAAGTGCTGCTGTATCACGCTTATGCTTGTCTCCCAGATCGGGACACTTTGGATAAGAGCGAATTACAGTGGAGTCCACTGCCACTGATGCCAGCGAACAGGCATAGACTTCCGTATAATTTCTGGACGGACCTTCCTTGAATTCATAGCTGTCTTCAAAAGCCAGTTCCCAGCTGATAACACTATTAGCCACTTCAGCTACTCCTCAAAACTTCGACCTGTTGACCGTTTGACAGTGCTGTCAGAATGCGTTTCAGAGTCGTCAATTGATCCTCTTGAACTGTTTTTTCACCGGTCATATTGATCAGCTTGGCCAGCGTGTCGATGCCTTCCTTAGATCGCAGGTCACCTGAACCACCGCTGATTGACTGGCTTGCTTCTTTTAACGATCCCCCAGGGGCATTTGCTGCCTTTGCGGCCTGTTCGGTTTTGGTTTCCCCGTTCTTGGTTTTCTCAGCAGAATCGGATAACTCATTGCTGGCTTCACGCATCGCATCAGCCAGGGCAGTTTGTGCAGCCGCTAATTCATCGTTGGCTTTCTGCTTTGCATCAGCTTCGGACTGCTGTTGATTTGCAATCCGCCCCTGGGCATCCCCGTCAACGGCCTGATTCGCTCCACTGCGTGTATTTTCAATTTCGCGAAGATTCTTTTCAGACCCTTGGTTCCGATTTGCGATACTGGCATTTGTGGCGTTGTCGATCTCTTCAGAAGTTAAATTAGCACCAGTTGCTTCCTTTGCCCGAAATCGAAACTCGCCCGTGCTGGGGAGTACTTTCATTAGTGCTGGGTTGAGAACCTTGAGCATGTTCATCGTATGGCCGATCCCATTGATGATGCTCCCGCCGACCACAGACCAGACTTTCTGGACTCTGTTCATTACGGTGTCCCAGGCATCGCCGAAAAACTGAGTTACTGATTCCCAGTTGCTTCGCAGATTTGCCCATGAATCAATGAAGTACTTGGACGCATCGTCGATGGTGCCATACCAGATATTGAGAAAATAGGCCTTCCATTCACCGACTTTCGCCATCAGCTGGTTGGTTCCGGCCAGGAATGCAACTTTGATCCCCAGCCAGAGGATTTCCGCCGCTTTCTTATAGTCTCCCGCTGCCATCGCATTTTTGATGGCAGCGAACACTTTGCTGACGGTGCCCCCCAGTCCAGAGAACTGGTCTTTGATCCAGGCAATGGCCTTGCCTCCTACGCCTGTGTAATAAAGCAGAGCGCCAGCCCCACCGACCACAGCCGCCGTCAGCAAGCCCACCGGAGACAGAACAGCGCCGATTACAGTACCGGCCAGGGCCATCATGGTAGTGAGACCACCAATGGCAGCACCTGCAAAAATTGCCATTCCTCCCAATGTCAGGAACGCAGCACCTGCAACTAGCAGAACAACTCCCCCCAGGGCAACGTATTTGACCAGCTCTTGATTTTTCTCAATGAATCCACCGAACAGCTCAACCCCTTTATTGACCTGCATCAGTAATGGAGTGACCACCGGCAACAGCACGTTCCCGATTTTGCCGGCAACGTTCTCAATCTGTGCTGCCAGTGCTTTTTTCTGATTAGCCCAACTGTCAGCCGACCGGATTGCATCTCCCTGTGCTGCTGTGGTACCTCGCAGAATGATATTAAACCGGGCTTGTGCCTTTTCGGCTTCCGTTGCTGTTTTTGGATCCAGTTTCATATTCAGCAGCTCTTGATTCACAGCAGCCTGAGAAACAATCACACCATACTTTTTCATGACTTCACCACTGCCGGTTAAAGCAGCTTGAAGATCACGCAAGGTGTCGGTGTCCTGCATGTTGTTGAAGGATGCCAGATCCACCGATAGTTGAGTAATCTGTTTACTCATGTTGGTGGCAGCGTCTTCCTCAAAGCCCATCGGAACCAGCAGGTCCTGATTCGATGCCATAAAGTCAGCGATTTGCCGTTCAGAACGTCCTACCTGTTTTCCATATTCGTCCCCCCATGCTTTCACCGCTTTTGAGTTTTCCCCGAAAACGACGTTAAACTTGTTCATGGTTTCCTGCAGATCAGAGCCTGCTTTGATAGCCAGTCCGAAGGGAGCCAGGACAGCAGAACCGAACGCAGCCATTTTGACGCCAATACCAGCGGTAAATTTACCGAAGGCATTCAGCCGCTGCTTTGCTGCGTCCAGTCCTTTACGCAGCTTGGCATCCTTTGTGAACAATTCCACAAAGGCTTTGCCCGCTCTAATTGCTCCCTGCGTCGCCAAAACTGATTCCCATTGCATTGGCCATCATATGGATAGCCTGTCTCCCCGTTTTCTTGCGGGGGGTTTCATCCTTGAAGTCTTTGACGGTGAACCATTTGTCTTTTGGTCGCCACATGGCAATGTTGTAAATGGCTGCCATCACGCTTTTTAAACTCTGCCCATCTGCCTTTCGTTTCCCTTCATGCATCCACAGCAGCTCACGCAGGGAATAGGGCAGCGGGTCAATACCTAGCTGACCGGCAATGCCGTAGACGATTCGCCACGGATCGAATCCAGAATCAGTTTCTCGAATTCTTCGCCGTCGATGGCTGCGTCCAGTTCCTGCAGATTCATCTCCGTCTCTTTCTGCATCACTGTCAGCACTTTCTGTTTGGCCCTCTTCAGTCTGCCCCTCACCTGGGGCGGGAAAAAATCCGTGATTGCCTCATCTAACGCGTTAAAGGCAGATTCCGCCGCTTCATGGTCCAGGGTCAGAAACAGATCATCTACGCTTAAACCGTCCTCAGGAGGCGTTGCCGTTGCATACAGAACTTGCCCCAGCCGTTCAGGATCGTCAACCAGGCTGACCATCAGATTGTTGGCTGATTCCGGGTTTTTCAGAGCAGCCAGCAAATCAACCTCGGTGTCGCGTTTGACTTTTCGGGCAACACCGAGGGTAATTTCGATAGTCCATACACGTTCTTTGGTATCTGTGAAGCTTGCCAAGAATTATTGCTCCTTCTGTTTTTCAGCAGGCTGCTGAGGTTTCTTTTTAACAACGCCTTTCACCACAGCCGTGATTTCTTTGGGCTTTCCATCCACCATCACGCGCTGTTTCAGTTTTTGACCAGGTTTCAGCATTCAGTAACAAACCTTTCTGTTATGAGGAAATTTCAACCCAGGCTGGATCGTCATCTGCTTCCGATGCAGGTTCAACGACGATATCAATCATTGAGTCTTCTTCCAGCGGTTGATTCATGGGGAAGTCGGTAACGTGGCAGTCGTACTGCATGCCCTCGCTTCCAGCTTCATCAATGGGTCCAGTCATGGCAGCCACACCGATGATTGACTTGTTAAGGTGAGCATCCCGCAGCATTACAAAAACGGGATCTGCTTTCTTGTAAACGAGCGAGAAAGTAACCTGGGTGACAAATTGCCCCATCGTTGTCCGCTCGTATTTGTTTTTCCGAACTTTGCGTTTCGTTTTGTTGGCAGCATGCGGAACGTTAACATCACCGACGTCGCCACACTCGGTCCAGGTACCTTCCCCCATTCCCGCTTCATCAAAATACAAGTTCATTTCTAAACCGGTTGTCATTACGCTCCTTTACCTGGTTACTGAGTCACGCCAAAATTCGTCCAGTTTTGGGGCTGCCTCTTCCAATGAAGGTCCCATGAATGGACGGGGTTCAATTCGTTTTCCGTTCGACGTTCCACCATATTCCAGAACGTCAGCAATTCCTGACTTGGCCTTTGCAGGTCCAATTACAACGTCGTTGTCTTTGCCAACGGCAAAAAACAACAGGTATTTCAAAGGCGACTTCGCATCGCGAAGCCGTGGTGGCTCATACGGGTCTGACGGCTTCAATGGCCGCTTTGGACGGGGCAACCCCAGTCTTTTTGCCCGCTCTACCCGTTCCTGATAAGTCTGTTTCTCTTCGTCGGTCAGTTCAGAAACGCGTTTCTGCCGAGCCTTGCGAAGTTTCCGCTTCGATATCAGCCGAATTAAACCACCGGCTTTGAAGGCGATTTTACGGCCCGCCTTCTTGACCTCTTTAATGACAGCGTCAGAACTGAATTCCAGACCTTTAACGCTGAATCCGACTCTCATTGAATGATCGTGTACCTGTTCTGGATCACAGACACCAACATGCTTTCCGAGTTCAGCATGTCATAGCTGTAAGGTGTTTTGAGTGTTGACTGAACCCAGCTCGCCCCTACTGGTCTCAATCCCCGCAGAAACTTTCTGACTGTCCTGGGAAGTGCTTGCAGAGGTTTCACAACATCGGGCTCTGTCGATGTCACTGGACGAATCACAGCCACGTCAACGACAAACGTGAACAGGTCACGCCCCCGTGTTTTCGGCTCTGAATCCTCATCTCTGGGCAGCACAACCGCTGTTAAAACACGAGTATTTTCAATGCTTTTCTTGAGGACATAAGAAACCTGAGCGTCAAACTCTTCACCAAAATCATGACCGGCAATCTCGCTGGCCAGAACTTCTGCAATATCATCAACTGAAACTGTCAAACTGGCTCCTCTGAAATCAGTTTTGTATGAATTCGCAGCATGGTTCGGCCCGCATCCATGAACCGATATTCCTGCTCGTCATCACCGAACGGCAATACCTGATGAACCCGAGAGACACCACCAATTACCCGAGTAATCAAATCGTTTCGTTTCGGCAAAACCGTTACGCCGTCAATCACCAGCAACTCAGCTTTCACAAGCCAGTCAACGCTGGTTTTTCGGATCGGGAAGCCGTCCCGATCAATCACACGCCAAGTAGTAGAACCCTGCGTCCCCTTCAGGTCCTCAATCGTGTTGCCGCCCTGCGTGTAGGTCAGGCTGGTTGCCGTTAAAGACAAACCAGCCTGAAGCCCCACAGCAAGAACGTTTTCAATGACGCTCATTATTCTTCAGCAGCCAGCAGTGCTTCCGTGTTGATAATTGAGTCAGTACAGATAATCGGAATGCCATCAACCTCCGTTGGCCGTGCAGCGGGAGTTCCAGACGGGTTGGTTGCCGTTCGGGACTCTCGTAGTTGACGCAGGCTGCGTCGATTCATCACGATTAAATTAGGCTGTTTACTGGACGGGAACTTTTCCAGCCCCTTGTAAATCAGGTCATCAGTCAGGCCTTTGCCATCATCTTCGGTGAGATTGACAATCCGGCCCACTGAATGGATTGACCCGATTTGAAGACCCAACCAGGCAAGAATCGCAGTCACATAAGCGTGATAATGCTTACCATCGGCGTCATCAACCTCCTGGGTGCTGGTCTCACCAATAGTGATATTGCCTTCCATACCAGTGATCAGCGTGCAGTCAGTTCCCTCATCATTGGTACGAATCAAGTAAACGCTACTGGCAGTGTCGGCAGTCGTTCCGCCAGCATCGACCACCATTGGATCGTCCAGATCGTCCAGCGTTTCCGCATCAGCCAGACCAACAAAGCCATCTGATTTATTACCCGTCCCGTAGATAATCTGTTTTTCAGCAGTTGCAAAAGCAGATTTCAGGCTGCGTCGATTCTTGCGAGCAACATAGGCAAGAGGTCCGCCTTTTTTCCAGATCGAAGCAGCAGCCACGTCCGTCCGCGTTGATGCGTCAAGAACCTTTAAGTCAATCGTGACGATTTCATCACCGGAAACGCTGTGTTCAATACCAGCATTAATATCACGGAAACCAACAACAGGCGCCCCGGTTTCTTTGGGGTATTTGTGTTTATCGCCATCGCTGGCCGTTTCTGCAGCCAATGCAGCCAGCAACGGTGCATCGTCCAGCAGATCTGTGATCTCAACATCAGCCAGGTTTTCGTCATTAACCTTGCCGATATCCGTTAAAGTTTCATAAGTATCAGCCACTCTACATCACTCCTTTGATTGAATTCGTCTTCAAAAATACAGACCCGAGACGATTTGTTTATTTAAACCGGTGCAACGCCTGAAACGCGTCGTACTTCCCCTTTGCCCCCTTGCCGCTGCTCTTTTTCTCACCAGCCTGGCCCGATTCCAGCGGGGTATCCTCGCCCAGATCGATTGAAGCGATTTTTTCATTCAACTCTTCAATCTGTTTGTCTTTGGCTGCCAGCTTTCCGCCCAGAACATCAACATGGGCTTCCAGTGCTTCAGAGTACGATTTGCCTTCACCGAGCCATTTCACCCCGTGTTCAGCGCCGAACTTGGAAACATACTTATTCAATTCAGCAGTGTACTGAGAACGGATTTCATCGGCGTTGACTTCCGGTTTGGACGGTGCTTCAGTTTCGTTTGCCATTTCTTCAGGCTCTCCTTTTGAAACGATTTTCAAGTTATGGTTGTCGAGATAACGATCCACGTAGGCAGAGAGCCTGTCAGGATCAATTCCAAAATCAAATTGAGAAGGCTTTTCAGAGCCTTCGATTTTGAACGCGTAATTCAGCAGCAGTTCAGCGTTCTGGGGGATTTCCTGGCCCCGGTGAAACAAGCCGTCAGGATTGGCTGCTGGATCGTCAACAATGTCAGCACCATAGAGTTTTGACAGTCGACAATGTTCATAGTTCTTTTCGTTGTCGGAATCAGGGCTTTCAAATTCGCCGGAGTCCTCGTTTTTATGTTCGACGTGAAACAGCTCTTCTGCTTTTCGGTCTTGCATGAACACGATTGAGGAACCAAATTTATCAGGGTCCTCTTCGGCAAAATCCATCACATAATTAGCCAGGTCTCCGTCAGGCGTATTGTGTGCCGACTTTGAAAAGTGCAGATCAGCAAATGTCTGATCGCCTTTCATGTAGGCGTTTTTGATGTTACCGAGAAACTTTCCCAGTCCGTCAGCAGACAATCCGGGATGTGTGAAACGGGCTTTCAACCCAGCTTTCCCAGCTGCGTTGATTGCGTCATGAACCTGCTGGAGAAACTCAGCATCACACCACATCTCGTGTCCGAGTGCTTCCCCACGGGTAATCACGCTGAAATCGCTGATCAGCCCCGCGCCATTATCACCGCCTTCACGGTCAACGCTACCAACGGCACCACGCTGTACCTTGGAACGCAGTCTGTTGACCGGCTTGCTCAGGATTTCAGAAACGTCAGGCATCTTTTTCCACCACTTCTACAGTCTGAGGTACGATTCCAAAATCCAACGGAACGCCCATCTTTTCTGCAAACTTGAAAGCTTTCGCGGTCAGCTTAATGTTGTCTTCAAAACTTTTGTTTCCACGACGTTTGCAGATGTCATACGGATTATCAAAACCGCCTGTTACTGCAGCTTTGTCTCCGTTGATTTCCTTGAGTGGGTCCCACCAAGGCATCCCGTTAGGCACCCACTCCCAGAACTGTTTTTTTAGCCTGATTCCAGACGGAAGCTTGATTTCGTTATGGATCACGCCCCATTGAAGTTGACCAACAATCCACCAATCACGGAGTGACCTGTTGCGTTGCCGCTTCGTTACGCATGACCTGTCGTAGTGCTGCCATGCTGCCTTGCTACCAAAAAAGTTGGTGAAACTTTCGTCATAAAATGAAAACGGGATGTCTAACGACTTTAGAGTGACTGCAATCACCGAGTTCAAAAACCCGGTTGTGTTAACGCCCGGTGCGTCCGACTTTAAAAACTCTGCTCGGTCACCTGGGTCCAAGTCCAACATGACCGGACCTGCCCCGAAGTCTACTTGGTACTTTCGCTCATCAACTTCGGTTTCTTCATCATCATCTTCAGTCTGAGTCGGACCACCGAAGCCTTCTGTTGCTTCGCGAAATATCGCCATTGCAAACAGTTGCTCAACCTTCAGTTTCGCCAGGCCTAAATCAAAACCTTCATCAACGTCTTGCAAATCAGTCAGCCCGGCCAGAATCGGCGAAACCCCTCGTACTTGGTCATACCGATCATAATAGCCGTGCAAATACAGGTTTTTCGCCTTTACTGTGCGGTCAAATTCGTACCCGTTTCCGCCTTTGCCACGGTTAAAGATTGCGAAATCTAAGGCTCTGCCAGCCTTGTTTGTGCGGACACCATGCACCCAGGTATCGTTTTTGTTTGGTTTGGGATGATTGCGAATACGGTCGCCTTCTGCCCCTTGAGAGTGCCCCGTGTTTAATCGCAGGATGCCTACATCGTTGTCTACCAGGGAGCGAATTTCAGCAATTCGCATAAACATATCTAAGTCATGACGGCCTGCAATGTCGCAGTTGGTCTTTTTGGATCGCTCTTTGACAAACTCTTCAACTTCATTATTAAAACCCTCATCCTCAGTTTTGCACTGAAAAGAAAACTGAGTCGTGTAATCCAGGTGTTTGCGAATCATCCACCCAGCAATGGCAAAGTTGCGATGAACTTCGTTTGCTGTGCTGATTACTTTTCGGCGTGCAGACTTGCCCAGAACGGCATCTTCAGACTTGATCGGACCCGACCGAGACTTGCGTTTGTTCTTCGGTTCGGCTGCATCATAGCCGAAGTAAGAACGAACCCGATTGACACCGCTGCTCAATCCTTTAAGCAAAGCTTACGCACCCCCCAGGTTGATCGTAGATACCACAGGTCGCCTCGTGCGTGTGGTCTTATCAGCTTGGTTCAGTTCCCGCAGGCGCTTTCGCAATTCGGACGGGGTAACCATCTGAGTTGTTACCCCGTCCGTTGTCACGCTCTTCACACCAGCATCGAGTATCGCCTTTATGTTTTCTTCACTCATGAAAACCAAACTACCACAGATTGAAAATTATGTAAGACCGTTAAATCGGGTTCCGATTTTCCAAGAGTGGTCACACAACGTGTTCATAGAACTTGTCAATGCGACGCTGGCTGCAGTTGAGGCACTTTGTGTTTTTCCACCGGACAAAGTTAAACGGCTTTCCATCTGGAGCGATGCCGCTATATTCCAGTGTGCGGATGTTTGAATACTCCTCTCTTTCTGTGGATTGGCACTTTGCACAGCGAGAAATTACAACGTCATGAACTGGCGCTGTCTCAGTCTTGCTGCCTTTTGGTCGTCCTCTACCTTTTTTCGTTTTGGTTGCTGTCATAGATAACTCACCCTTTTACGTCGCTTGCGTTTCGATTTTCTTGCTGCTGGCTTTCCGAGGAGTGAAGCCCCCTCGATGCTGGCTGCCACGATTGCCATGTTGGTGGTATCAAGCCAGTGGTTGTCTGGCCGGCCAGGGTTCAGAGCCCATTCATTGACCTTCCGTCCTCTGGCCTCGACTTCAATTGCATACTCTGCTCTTAAATGCTCTGCATATAAATCATGCCCCCCTTTCTTGTTGTGAAGTGTCATTGATCCAGGCGAGCCGTAAGGCACAAGTAGCCGCCTGTGTAAAAACGTTTTCACGCTGTTAGTGTCCCAGATCACATGCCTTTGGCCTCGCTCCTCACTGGGCAGCATGCGCCATGGCACCGTTGTGTCGGTCGGTCTGAATTCCCCCTTTTGCGGTTTAATTGAAAGCAGTGGATAATCGGAAGCCTTCACACCCTTACCGAATGCGGGGTAGAGTTTGCTGGAAAATTCATTTTCCCGACAAACCTTTTTGACAGCTGCAGTGCTTTCGCCCCAGGCAGCGTCGATCAAAGTAGTACCAAGCCGAAACTCTTCTCCTTTTTTGTTGGTATAAATCCGACTGTGAAACAGCAGGACACAGGCGTTGATTGCTTCCTCAAGTTGTTTTTCCAAACCCAGGCCTGGATGCTTCTGCTGAATGGTGGGCTTGATGTCCTTCAGTGAAAAGAACTGCTTGCGTTGATCGGGGTAACAGCCGCTGTCGATGTTGAAAATATCGAACTGGTCAGAAACCGCCAAGATGGTGTAGAACAGCACCTTCTGTTGAATATCAATCCCCATTACCAGCTTGCGGCATTCCGGAGGAACTTCATATCGTTCAAACTCATTACATTTGTCAGCAATTGCCCGCACAGACAACAAGATGAAACTATCAGAACCCGCCCGCTGGGGATTGTTCTGGTATTCGGTTTCAAATACGTCTTCGCCATCATCAATCAGAGCGTTGTAGGCGTGCTGTATCGCGCTGATTTCGTTCTCTGCATCAAAGCAGTAATACCAGGAAACAACGCATCCCTCGTTCATTTCGTCGAAGTTCTGACGGTAAAACTCGGTCGCCTCTTGTTCTGCCCGCTTTTTATCCCCTGGCATCTCAGGGTTATACGAGTTGCGGAGTCTCGCGTATTTGTCCTTCCAAAGATCGTCGTGACGTTTGGCCCAACTCTTGATCATTGCCACCTTCACACCCTGCCATTCTGGGTGTTTGATCGGGTCTAGCAGCTGATCAATTAAGTCTCCCTCTTCGATGACAGTAGCATTCATCACACACGCCAGTGTGGAGTTGTGCCCGCCTAACTTTAAAACCGCCTTCTGTATTAACTTGAGTCTGCTTTTAACCTGAGTCGGTGACGCCGCTGAAACATCGGTCTGTGGATCGTCGATAATTGCCAGGTCGGGACGTTGCTTCACACCGTCAGAACGTTTGTGAGACAGGCCACGAATCCGGCCCGTCAATCCTCTGGCCTGAATAATGGCCCCGCCGCTGTCGCTCAGCTTGTCATTAACAAAAACACTGGGAAGCACCACCTTATCGGCGTTCCACTTAATGTGGGTCAATTCGCCACCAACGGTCTGAGTGCTGCACCGCTGGAATTTGTTGTCTAACTCGACAATCGGAAAACAGGCTTCCGGGAAGTCTTCATACAGTAAATCGTTGGTCAGTAACTCGGTTTTTATCGAGTCGATATTTTCAGCTGCTGCTGTTTCGTCGGCACCAACGATCACAACAAAGCGCCGATGGCCATACAGGGTAGCCCAGAGGGCTGCATTTTCGCTGATTGTTGTTTTCGCGAATCCACGATAAACGGCGTTTAGATATCGACCACCGGACAGAATCGCCGTTTCAATCGCCTCAATCGCTTGTTTGTGGTCCTCACTGAAGGGATTCAGCCCCGTCGAGTGAGGGAAATACGTAACCAGGAACAAAAGCAGGTCAAACCGGCAAGCTTCCTTTCTTGCCGGGTCAACCACCGCAGGGGGAAGCCCGATTTCAGCAGCAGCCTCGGAACGCTCGCGGGAACGCTTGCCCGCTGTTGCCCTATGGCGTTCGCCTGCTGATTTCATGTCCGTAGGCAAACCCAAACTTCCCCTTCATTCACACAGCAGGTTTCGCAGTCTCCGCCGCTTTCAGTCGTTCGATTCGATCCAGTAGCAATCGTCGCTTATCCGGGTCTTTAAACTTTTCTTCCAGCAGCTTTGTGAAGACCTCTTCCAGTTCCGCCTGCCGTTGGTCCGGGTTATTGAATGCCAGCATCAATTGCCTGATCAACTTGTCGACATAGCCCCGATCATTTTTCATCAGAGCATCGGGTAGCTGAGGCAGCAGTTTGAAGCCTGCAGCCGTCATCGAACTCGACAGGGCTGTCAGGTTTTCCAGCGTTTCACCGATGAACCCGCTGTCGCTTCCACCGGAAACCCCGAGATCAGCTTTCTTTTTCTTCAGAAACTGCCCCGCAAAATAGAGCCCCGCTAGAATCAGCACAGCAAATAGCGGGTTCACATCAATCAAATCCATAATCAGTCCTTTGCTTTGTAACCAAGAAAGAAGACAAACAGGCCACCAACCACCAACAGTAAAGTGGGCAGTGATCCATCAAGCAGGCGTTTCGTTGCTGCAGCTTTATTCCCCAGGTCGATTAAATCAGGAATCGGCCCCAGTAGAGACTGCCGTTTTTCATCCAGCTTTCGCTCGTATGGTTGAACCTGATTGTCAGGCTCGCACTGACCACGCCAGCAACGTCGACGGGACGTTCGCTGGATTGAATCTGCTATCGCTGGCCCGGATCGGGGAATATTGGAACCACTGGCCTTATAGACGACAGTTCCATCAGGGCGCTGCACTGCGATGGCTGGTAAATCGGGAATGGCCTCGGAAAACGTTTCCCGATAATGCGGGTCGGATTCGGTATACGTGTTGAAAATCGTCTGATTAGACAGCGTCACCAACCGCTGGTCAGTCTCAAACGCGTTCACCAGCATCGATTCCTGGGGGCTGTTCTGCCATGAATCATGCAAAAAGAGGGACGTAAACCACTTGTTTCCATCCTCAGGCAGATCAATTACACGCTCTTGAACGTCAGCATAAGCAGCCATCCCCAGCGCCAGCACAAACACACCAAAAAACAGCACCTTCAGATTAGATTTCAACGTCATCACTCCAATGTAAAAGAAAGTCACGGTTGCTGAACCAAGCCAGCAGCACGATAGAAGCCGCCCAGGGCAGCACAATGAGAAAGTTAAACGCAAGTTCCAGCATTAAAGCTTTGGTTTTCGCGGAGGAGGATCGAAAACCGGAGTCACCGCCCATTGATGGCCGCTGTTGTGCCATTCATTCAGGAACCCCTGTCGAGTCCAGCGACTGATGTTATGCGGGTCGTTGTTGTCCAGAATCCACGCGTATTGATCATCGAGACCGACCAGGCAGACCATATGAGCCCCGCCCATGATCGTTACACAAGCACCACGTCGGGTTCTGATACACCATTCCAGGAATTCAACATCCCCGTTGCGGGTTTCCGCAAAACTGACACCTGCTGCGTTCAGTTTTTGATTGAATGAGTCGGGATACTCACCACCGTTGAAAGTCTTGCGCCACCAGTCAGCCAGTTCTGGACGGCCCTGCCAACGCAACAGCATCACCATTGAGGCATGAACGCAGGAGCCTTCACCGTAGGGAGCCCAGTTTTGCTGGCGATATCCGTCTGGAATATCAACCACCGGCTGAACATCCTGAAACGGGGGAGTCGGAACGAACCGCAATTCAGCCTGAGCGCCACCGCCGCCCATCATAAGCAGCAGAACAACCGCAGCAGCTGCCAGGAATCCATAGTCATCATCATTCATTTAGCCCCCATGGCGCCACTGATGGCATTTATCAAAAGTGCGAGAAGTGCTGCGAAAACAGCAGCTATCACTGACTTGACTCGGGTGCTGAACCCCTCCAGAATTGCAACACGCGTACCAATACCAGGGTATTCGTGATTCCCGGAGAGGGCCTGTTCATGACGATTAACAACCTCAAAGAGCGTTTTGCTCTGCTCTCTGATCTCAGCCGTTAATGCAGCCAGTTGAACTTCAACAGCTGTAATCCGGTCCGCTTCCTCTTTGGTCATACCACCCGCTTTATGCTCAATCCGTAAAAATGAATACCCGATTTCAAAGCTACCACAGGTTGAAAATTATGTAAGACCGTTAAATCGGATTCCGATTTTCCTGATTGCTAAATTGGTGCTGTTTTGTGAGAATGTCCACAGGCAGTCACATACATTTTTTGAAAGATTGATAAATGAAAACAAAAGTATTTCTTAGTTGGGGTGGCGCTACTAGCCGTGATATTGCCAAAGAAACGAAGCGATGGATGGAGTCAGTTATCCAAGCTGTAGACCCATTCTATTCAGATCGCAACATTGAAAGTGGGAGCTATTTCCCTGCTGAACTTATTAAGCCTCTGGAAGCTACCAATATTGGGGTGCTCTGTCTGACTAAAGAATGCCTGAATAATAAATGGGTACATTTTGAAACAGGAAATTTATTTAAAGGGGATACAAAATCAAGGGTCCATACCTTGTTGTTTGGTCTTGAAAGTTCGCAAGTTGAATCTCCGTTATCTTTCTTTCAGCATAAAAATTTTGAGAAGCAGAAATTCAAAGAATTCATGGAAGTGATTAACGAAGACACCGGTGAATTAAAATTAGACCCCAATAGGTTTAATGAGTACTTTGACCGAGAATGGCCATTATACGAAGAGAACATAAATAATATCCTTAAGCAAGATAGTGGTTCCTGTGATATTAAGCCGCGTCCACAATCAGACATGATTGAAGAAATATTAGAATTGGTTAGGTCTACTCAAAGAAATATATCCGCGGAAAAATATGAACAGAGATATAAGTATCTTGTAGCCCAATTGCTTTTTCTTGTTAATAAGATGGGTAAGCATGTGCCACGAGACATTGGTCCTGACTTTTTGAATGCTTATTATGGTTTGCTTTCCAGGGTGAGAACTGAACAATCATTTATAAATAAAGACAACTATGTTGTTCTTGATAAATTGGTGAAGGATTTCCCATCGTTGGAAATGCAAATATTATTAGAGGAACAACTTGAAAAGGACCTTGAGACAAAAGAACTCGAAAAACTAAACGATGAATCTAGTGCTTAGGTTTACTGATTTTTAAGTTTAATAAAGAAGGAAAGACACACACAAAAACCGACAGTTCCCTAGTTACTCAGCAGTTTGCTATATCTCAAAAAGGACCCGTTGACCAGGCAGGTCATTGCGTCGTCCTTCTGTTGCCCGAGCTTTTGCCTGTTCAAACCGGTCAATGCTTTCCTGTAAGCTTGGACGATTTACTTTCCGTTTGACTTCATCGCTGAACGCGTCCAGGTCTTCAGCACCATACCCCAGATACGCTGCTGCCATTGCTGCTGCCCGTTTGTTGCTCATGTTTTGAACCTCCAATTCAATAGGTCAATCACCTGCTCACAGCATTGCACAGGCTGCTTACGCAGGTCCTGCGTTGTAAAATGCAGCACACGCCATCCGAGCATCGTTGCTGCGTTGCCCTTCTCACAGTCTCGCTGAATCCCCACACCTGACGAATGCCCGGTCTTACCCTTCAGGAACGTCCCGCCTTGTATCTCCACAGCCACCCTTTGTTTCAACCAGGCAAAATCAAGCCGCCACTTTCGCGTTGGGTGAAACTGAACCTCCCGCTCTGGCGGAGGCAAACCGGTTACCTCCCGCCAGATTTTCAGGAAGACTGATTCCAGGTCGGGTTTCTTCTTTGCTTTCTTCAGTCCCACGGCATCTCCTCGTTATCCATTGACGGCTGACGATGAACATCGAAGCCGCTACCATCGTCGGCTGGCTGCTGCTGGTACTGCTGTTGTTGAGGCTGGCCCTGCTGACCGCCACCATTACCAGAGCCCAACATGGTCATGTTTTCCCCGACCACCTTCAGCTTGCTGCGTCTCTGTCCGGACTCTTTATCGTCCCATTGATCCAGCTGCAGACGGCCTTCAATCAGAACGGGACGCCCTTTGGTGAGGTATTCGCTGGCGACTTCTGCCGAACGTCCCCACAGCGTTACATCAACGAACGTGGTCTCCTCTTTGCGGGAATTGGAGTTTTTATCGAACCAGCTACGATTCACGGCCAGCCCGATTTCATTTACGGCTGTACCGCCTGGCGTATACCTCACCTGAGGATCACGAGTCAAATTGCCTACCAGAATCACTTTGTTAAAACTTGCCACAGATCATGCCTTCCTAAAAACAGACTTCAGTTTGTGTAACAACTCTTTTTCATTCCACGGCGGTTGAGCGTTGGTGTCGTTCCAACGATGAAGCACCGCCCAGGCTTCCAGTTCATCCATGCCCGATTCTTTCAAGTAACAGACAACCTTGTACGTTTCGTTGTGACCGTTCTGGCCACTGACTGCATAAATTCGTTTTACATAGGCTTCACCGTCCCGAATCTTTTTATCAAACTCCGTTGAGCAGGTTTCTGACTTCGGTTTCGGAATCCAGGACAGATTGAACAACGGCAGGTTTTCCGGCCTGAACTGTTCAGCCCCGCTGTGAAACCGGTAGTGTTTTCCATTGACCACAGAGGGAGGGGCAACGACATAACCACCGTCGCCTCTGATGTCATAGCCGTCTGATTGGCAGGTCTTGACAGACTGCCCAGGGTGACGATAGAAAAAATGAAAGCCTTTTGGAGTCTCCACAACAACAGGTGTTTTGCATTCATTCCAGAAACGGTTCGCCGCTTCCATTGTGTCACAGTCGATCACAGCAACCCCGCTGATTGCTCCAGTAACAATGCCGATGTTCTCCCAGACTGGGCAGCCCAGTATTTCTTTTACAGTCATTCGTCGATTCTGCAGCGGTTGCCAGGCGAAGTCCCGAGGGGGCTGTTTTGAACTGCTCAACGGCAGTACCGCCAGACCAAAGTGGGCTGAATACTTTACCGCTTGCGAAATAACCTTGTCTCTGTGATTCATTCAATCCGTTGCCTTTATTACTGCGCGTAACCGGAGCTAAGACTTTAATAGTCAAAGTCCTTTTTCAACGTTTTCACTTCGATTCAGACGGGTCTTTGCTCCACATTTCACGCCCACTCAGGGACGCCGTTTCTGTCCAGGTCGCAACACCAGGACTCCACGGTCACCGTCGGATACTACGTTCGCAGTGTGCTGCTAAATCACACACATCGAAGCTATTTCAACTCACTGCCAATTCGGGCTGTATGCCGCTGGTTGAAAACTTACGGCCTGTATTCGCGTCTAATCACACTCGGGACATCGTCCGCTTATTGATCTGATTCGTGATGATGTCGCCAGCCTGGGCCTGTGTGAGCCCGTCTGTGGCATATCCAAACCGAGACAGCACATTGATTTGTTTTTCAGTAGCAGGCGCGTTCATTCCCCCTCGCCTGCTGACTTCTTTCCGGAGGGCTTTCTGCAATGAGCCCCCTTTGCATTTCTCAATTGCCCAGTTCAGGTAGTAATCAGGCAGATCCTTAATTGGCTCGCCTTGGAACTTCCCGAATGGCATCTCTGTGATTTCTTTTTTGACGCCTTTCAGCTCGCGCTTGGCAACGCCGTTACCGTCCGCTACCTGACTGGTTGAATAGCGCACTTCCCCTTTGATCCTGGCCAGCCGGTCTGCCGCTTCTTTTTCTATTCGCTGTTGTTCCAGGTACCGCTGTTTCGCTGCGTCGTTTTCCTCTGAAATCTGCCGTTCCGCTTTGGCCAGTTCCTCGACCATGTCGGTCGGTCCTTTGTTTTTCATGGCGTTCTGATTGGCCCGCTGTATCACTTCATCAGGTTTTCCGCTGGCCAATAGATGAGCCGTTGAGGCAACCGGAGGTAGCCCTGTAACGCCCACCAGGTCAATAATCATGCAATTCGGTTTGAGGCTCGCAGCAATCGCAGCACGGCGTTCCTCGGCTGTCAGCAGCCCGTCCAGAACTCCCCTCAACGGACGGCATCCACGCCCCTTCATCTGTTCTGCAAGTGACCGGCTTTTCGTTGGTCGGAAAACAGCAACAGCCTCGATTCCCGGATCGTTGTAACCTTCACGGCACAAACCGCAGACAGATAAAAACTGAAACTGCCCGGTTTGATGCTGGCTGTATCGCTCTTCTTTCAATTCGTCGCCAGCTGAACCGTCCAGGGCCTGCGCTGCGCCCGGTCGAAATTCGTTGATTGTGTGAGCAACAGCCCGAGCCATTTTCACGGTAGGGCTGAAGATGATTGTGCGACGGTCTTCAACCAGATCCATCATCGGTCTGACCATCGACAGTAACGCTTCACGTTGCCGGAGGGCTTCGTCCAACTCCTCAATATCAAAATCCCCGTTGACCTCTTTTATGTTCTGGAAGTCAACACCCTCGACTGATACGAATCGCTGATCAAAGGGAACGCACCAACCGTCCCGAATGGCGTTTTTCTCTTCGCCAAACATCTTGTAATCCAATGCCACATCGGGAAACAGCCTGCGCAGAGAGATCCCGTCTCCCCGTTCTGGAGTTGCCGACAACCCGAGCCTTTTGCTTTCGGGGTTGTTTTCAAACCAGTCAATAATGTGTTTGCAGGAAGGCAACGAATACGCGTATCGATGGCATTCATCGATAATCACCAACCAGTGTTTTTCATAACTGAATTTATACAGACGCGAACAGCCGCCCTTTTCTGCCAGTGTTGCCCGACTGGCTACGGTAACCCTGGGCGTTCCGTAACCGCCGAAGGCAACACTTCCGTCCGTCCCCATTTCCAGCCCGACAGGGATACGTAGAAAATCTCCCAGTTCAGACCGAAACTGATTCACCAACTGACGTTCATGAGCCAGCACCATTACATAATGATCACTGGAACGACGAAGCCAACGTTCAGCAGCCATCGCTCCCATGAACGTTTTCCCGCCGCCTGTAAAACACCGGGCGATTGCCCCCGGTGAACCATCATCAATCAGGTCGTAGAAATTACCTATCGCCTCGGCTTGATAATCCCGAGGCGTAAATTTCAACGGACCTTTTATCTGAGGTTTTACAGATTGATCATCCTGAAACAGAAACTGCTGCACGTCACACCACCACAGGTTTAATACTACTCACACAGTCCATAGCTACTGCTACACATCCCAGCCGCCGCTTCTACTTCGACAATTGGGAGCATTGGCTGCTTTCCTCCAAAAGCCGTCTTTGACCATCTGACAACGTCATCAATCCAGTTAATTCTCATTCCAGGGACGCAGGGAGCAAAAAAAGTTCTGCGGACACGTTGTTCCCATTCACGTACCTTGTCGATCATTTCAGGGAAACGTGCATTCCACTCCCTGACATCTGCTTTGCTTGCATTGATACAGGGGGCGCATCCGACACGGTTAAACCCCATCCTGTAAAGTGGGTTTACCTCTTCTCCCGCTTTTTTCAGCACCGAAAAACATTCCTGTTTTGTCCAGCAGCGAATGGGGTAATGAATCTGGCACTTAAAATAATCGTCCCATTTCCCTTCAGGGGTATTCTTCCTGGCATCTGATTCATCACAACGAACACCAGTGTATCGCTCAAACTCAATACCTTTGTCCCTCAGATTTTCATTACACCAACGCCGCTGGGGAGCAAGCTTCAGATGCTCAGTGCAGAATTGTGCCTTGCGAGATGGAAACCTTTGTTTGATGTACGCTAGTCGGTCGAATGTCAGAACGTCGTTATCATCAAACTCTTGCCTTCGATCTCGTGTCTTTCCCGGCCTTGTGCCACGTGTTCCGAGATCCTTAATCAATGGAGTGACTTGAACAACTGGAAAAACGGTCTCGCTAAACTGCCTTATAAATTCAGTAGTGACTGGGTGCTCATGGCCACCAACATCAGAATTCATTGCGATAATATCTTCATCACCGAATTTCTGACGCATCCACCAAAGGCACGCCTGGCTATCTACACCTCCTGAAAAGCCAATTACATGCTTCACGCTGTTGCCTCCAATCCCTCTCTCAGTGCCTCTGATTGATCTTTATTCAGAGCCCCGGTCTGATAGCACCGTTCACACTTCTTGCCGCCACAATGCCCGCAGACTGCGACCGGTTTCCGGTATTTGATGGTATTCATCAGGTTTGTGTAGCAGGTCATGATGTCCTGCATTGCGTTAGGGTTGTACCAGGCGCCGCCCGGCCCGTCCGGCAATTCGTGGATTGCTTTCTTGAGAGCCGTAGCGCGTTTCTGAACTTCGTTGAACGCAGCCTGCATTTCCTTCACGTGGTATTCAGTGACCACATCTTCAGGAATAACCGGATCGTCAACCGGCTCCATTCCGCCCCATTCCGCAGGATCAAAGGAGTCACCGCCAGACGGTTTGCCCCGTCCCATTGCCCGGTCATATTCGTCTTTCTGATTGTCAGCTGGCAACTCGGCAATTTCCATCACCTTCTTTTTGGTAATCTCTTTGCCGTTCAGGATTTCCGGTTTCACTTCAGGCCCGATGTTCTCAACCAGCGTGTCAACGGCTTCGGTGAATTTCTCATCTCTTCTAACCTGTTTTGGACTTTTGCCGACTTCTTCAGCGATAACGACTTCGGTTTTCTTCGAGTGGTCACTGTGACCACTCGAGACATTGCCACTGGAACCGCCTGGCTTCAGATTTTTGCTTTTGTCTTTCTTCTCTGCCTGATATCGTTTGCCGATCAGGTAAGACTTCTGCTTTTCATCCAGGTTCCGCCGTCCGAGCTGATTGGAAATAATCCAATTGTGAGCCTCCTCCCGGCTGGCGAATTCCTTCAACAGAACGCGTGGTGGTGCAATCTGCTTGCGCTGCTCGCCGTCCATGTTCCACCACACGTCGTGTCGGTTGTGCCCGTCAATCAGGATCTCTTCTGACTTCCATACAACAACCGGTTCGCGAAACTCACCATCGCTGATGATGTTCGCCTTGAGCCGTCGCAATTCATCGTCGGTCAGCCCAGGACACAGGCACTTGAATTCGTCGTCAATTTTTACGTCGTCTATATGCATTCGATAATTTTCCTATTCAAAACGCGTCCGCAGCATCAGCAGCAGCGCGGGCAATGCCCAGAACCGTTTCAGGTTTGAACAGACCGAAATTCAATTTGTCTTTGATGGATGCCAGCACGAACGAAGCAATTTCAGGATTCTTGACCGTTTCGGTTGTGTGACCAGGTGCCACAAAATCGAGAACCAGGTCAGCATCTTCTTTAGACTGGCAGTTGGCAGCCTTCAGGAATGCGTTGACCTTTTGAGAGTCGGTCTTTTCACCCTGGGTTTGTTGCTGCGCAGGTTGGCGTTGCTGTTGTTGCTGGGTTTGCTGTTGATTCGCAGGCTGCTGTGTCTTCTGATGATGGTTCACAGCAGCTTCGCCATCATCGTCATCACCATCAGGAGCCACGCCCACCATTGCTGCCAGTGCATAGCGCCTGGCGTAAGTGATAGCGGAGCCAATCCCCTGACAGTCCAGCTTTTTCACCGGCATTGTGATTGTTGACTCGATCCACTGCCCGGTCTTATGCAAAAGCGTTGTTGTCACCTTCACAGACTGTCCGTCAAACTCTGGTGACTGAACTACACTCAGACCGTTTTCTGTCAGCGGAATTTTGCATACTGCCCACACGCTTTTGAGTGTGGCATAGTTATGTTTAAAGTGAGGGTTGGCATTGACTCCCTCCTTTGCAGCATTGGCAATGCCCGCTTGAGCCTTTGCCAGTGCTGCTGAAAGTTCGGTTACAGTATCAGACTTGTTCAAAACGTAGCCTTTCAGATTACAAAATGGACGTTATGACCGATCAGTTCGGACAATGGTGGTACTGGCTGCTGTGCAGCCTCTAATCGCTTCTGCACATTCATTCCAGCTTCGCGGAATTTACCAGCCATCTCGTAACAGTAGTCGCGTACTGATTCGAGAACCTCTTCGTCAGTGGTGTTGTGCATGTCCACGCTTAAAACGGGTTTCAGGAAATGCACGTCAAAGAAAACACTTTCCTTGCGAGGCTCTGAACCGCAGTCCTGAAGCACTTTATCCAGGCAGGGCCCAACGGTATTGACCAGGCTAAATTTGTTCGTCAAAGTGTTCATCTTCTTCGTAGAATTCGTCGTCTTGGTCATAGTCATATCTTCCTTCTGTGAGTTCGTGGAAACGGATTAAAAACGAGCGTTTTGCCGTAGCCGGGTCGATTCGTCTGATTGTTGTATCAAGCGGAGTCGGCAGACTTGGCAGATAGTGTGGTGGATTAAACAGGTCGCGAAATTCGGTTGCTTGGACCTGCATGTCTGCTGTGTGAACCGGGTTTGCAGATTCCCGCATTAAATAATGAGAAACGCCGTATTTTTCCAGAATCAAACACAGCAGAACACTTTCGTATTCAGCCAGGTGATTGACTCCGTGCATAAGCAGCAACTTCTTGACCGGCGCTGAAATATCCCCGATGTAAGCTTCAGCAGCATCATGCAGCAGCGCGGGCAGGGCAAACCGTGGATGAACAATGCGGCTGACAATGACACTGTGCTGTGCCACGCTATAAGGCACTTCCATCGCTCCAGCAAACCGATTGATCAGACTTAGATGGTGGGCAATATCGTTGATATCGATTTGCGTTGAGTCGATATTGGTGAGATTGAACTCCACACCTGAATTAGTAATAGTGATACAAGTCACGGTTTTCCCCTTAATGTTGTGCCAAATAAAGCAGGTGTTTTTTGATGCGTGTTAAATTACGAATGGCCTGGCAGATCGTTTCGATTCGATCCTGCATGCCAAAAGACATATCAACACCGAGACTCTGGATTTCTTCTCCGATCACCTCAAGTTGATCTAAATCAGTTTGTAAAATCTGTTCTTCAGCTTGACTCATTTCATTGCGTCCCTTCTCTTTTTGCTTGTCTCTGCGCGTACCTTCCACGCAGTTGAAAATGTGGTGATTAAAAAGCGTCCCTCAAATACCCCTGACGGGATTCGAACCCGCAACCTACAGCTCCGCTAAACTGTCCTCTGCCAATTGAGATACAGGGGTTACCATGGCATCACTCAGGAGAACATTTTATTGCGATGCCATCTTTATTTTTCGCCCGGCCAGGTCTCCGCATGGTCTGGCCTCACTGGGTCGCCTGTCTGCTTTGGTTTTCGATTTTGCTGAATCGTACAGATAGAAAATGTGCTTCCCGTCTCTGGTGTGATATCCGCCGTAACCCAGCGAGGTGCATTCATCCTGCAGCTGCTTAAGTTCGATGAAACAGCCGATACTGCCTGCCGTGAAGATGACAATTAATACCAGAGCAGTGACCACGCCCAATCCTTTAAAGAAATCTTTCAA